TTCAAAATACGCATCAGTAGTTATATCATCTGGAAAATTAACTTTTTTAATGAGATTATAAAATGGATATTTCTTATTATATAAATTCATATTTAATATATTCTCATACCGAGTATCACTAATCGGTGATAAATTTTCGATATTATTTCTCTTTTTTTGTAAATTAGTTATCATTAATTAGCCTTTTGGTGTTTCTCCTGCTCCTGTTTGTACGGGTGTACTATGAACACTATGTTTTTCAAATGGTTCCAGTTTTGCGCGGTGTGGTTGAAGTGGAATGCCGACGGGAATTCTTTCTTCTAATTCTTTTGACGAGCTATATTCTTTAATTTCAACATTGACAGCACTATTAAGACTATCAAAAAATAAATTTTTTGTTTCAGGTGTAAGACTAGTTAGTGTTAATTGGACTTCGTATCCTTCAGGGATAATAGCTTTAGTCATTTCACCGCCAATGTTTACATTAAACGGTCTTCTTACTCCGACAAAATTTACATTAATCTTACTTAAAAAACTCCATCTATAGCTAAAAACAGACGGTAAAGAGGCTTGATATATAACTGGAGGTGCTAGTGCAGTTCTATTAATCCTATTAGGTAAGTTTTGATATAGTAATAAATATATAAAAGTAAAATTATCAAGAGCCATAGATGTACTGTTGTGTACTGTGTTATCTAAAAAAAAGTTTATATCGTAACTTGGCCCGGTTTGAGGATAATCGAAAGTTTTAGCAAAGTCAACCCCTACTGATGGAGCAGCTAAGTTTGTAAGGTTTGATAGTGTATTAGCTGCATTTAATATATATCCTCCTGTAGTTTCGCCTCCCCACGAATTATTTATTTGTTTATATGAATCTTCTAAGTAAGGTATTTTATATGTAAAGTTAGTATAATGTATACCATATATTCTTTCATAATTTCTTAGATGAGCAGCTCCAGTGGTATGATCAGCACCAAGTAGATATTTTTTCATTACATCTATATCTTCTTTTAATGCAGCGGCTCCAATTGCTCCAGAAGTAGCTAAGTCCTGAATACCTTTACCAGTCCAATTCCAAACTGCTTCTTTAATCGACTCCCATACACCTTCTGGTTCCGGATATCCAGAAAACCCTGCATCAGCTAAAGCGGTTCTAACAGGGTTATCATCTTGTGGTCCTTGGGCGATTACGTCTAAGAATCCTGTTTTTTCTGGTGAGGTTAATTGATCTAATAAAAGAGCTAGATTATTAAAAAATGCTGGATTTATTACTTCCATTTCTCTTAAAGTAATAGTTGGAGTATTATGTACAGTGACTGAGTCTGAGGATGACTTTGTCCATCTAAATTTTTTTACGATATCAAATATACCATCATTAAGAGGTACTGGTAATTTGGCCATGTTTTTTGAATATCTTTGACTCATTGACGCGTGTTGTACCGCTTTAAGAAATGAACTTCCAGTAGCATGTGCAAAGTCATTAGTTGTTGGGTTTTCTGCGTCAGTAAATTTAAAATATTTTGGTTTTGTTTTTATCATAATATTAATGTATATTTGAAGGTACAACGGTACCCCAATCATCAAGTTCAGCGTCGTAATCCTGCCTTGTTCCGCCATACGGAACCGGTGCGGGAAGGAATCGCTGTAGTGAAGTTTGGAATCGAGTATCTCGTATTTCTTGACGACGAAAATAATCATTAAGAATTCTATAATTCTCCTTTAAGAAAAGCTGGTTCCGTTCACGGACATCTCTTTTCATTTTCAAAATTGCTGCCGAAGCCTCGCTCGGAGACATACCTATAGTCATTGCAGCTTCCATAGCTGTTTGTTGTTCATCGAAATGCGCTATTGTGCCCGGGACGTCGATTCCAGCATCATCAAGCAGACGTTGATTTTCTGGTGACATGTATCTGAGATCTTGTGGCAAAATAATTTCCTTATCGTACATTGCTCGTAATCTTTGTCCTCGTGCTTTGTCAAGGTCAGTCCACGACATCCCCGGACGATAAGACATTGCCGCTTTGGACTCCGCGGCAGATTTAGCCTGTTTACGTTCTTCTCGTGCGGCTTTCATCCCTGCAAACGTCGTCATTTTCCCAGTGTTTGGATCTTTAATTAGTTTTCTTGAAACTTCCTGTTGAACCTTTCTTATGACTTCTAATTCTGTAAGACTACGTGTTAAAAGCTCTCGCATAGTCATTTTTCGAGGTCTATTAGTTTTATATCCCATCGGAGCGAAACCAGGGTAACCATATGGATAATTTTCACCATCATCTATTTCCATAATTGCTTTTATATTATTCATACGCAATTTCTGGTATTTTTGATATTCTTGAGAATTTCTATCCGCGGCAGGGTCCATGAACTTTATATCTTTTTCTCGTTGTGACTTTGTTCCATACATCGCCGCCCATGCTATATCTTGAGCAGCTTCAATTGCCGAAGCAGGATTGCTATAAATGACAAACCCTTTTCCTAATAGCCCTGCGTTTGCAAATTCTTCTTTCCAAGCAGCGAGCACATCAGCACCACCTTCGCTCATGAGTTGGTTCGCATCCCACACTGTAAATCCTAATTCAATAAGTAATCCTACAAGAGGGATTCTTCCACCAATTGCTCTAAGTCCGCCTTTGGACATCGATTTCGAGGATCCAACTGCAAGAGCTTTTATAAATCCTTTACTTGCTCTTCTACCAGTTCCTCGTGTGACCCAGTTCCCGGCTGCGTTTTTAATTCCTACAACCTTACCGTTTAAGTATCTTAACCTTCCAGCAGCGGTCATTCTTTCCCCAGTAAAGCCTGATAATCTTTTATATAAACTTTTCGAAAACATGGCCTCGCCCCTCCGGGCAGCGGTGAGACCGGTAATATGACTTACACCACGGCCCATTGCTCTCAATCGCCTTCTTCCTCCTTTAGTAAAAGCTTGAGTACCGAGGCCTGCTTCCAACGGACCAATTGCACCTAGCACCTGCCCTCCGACAGCTTCGCGTGCTATAGTGCCCAAAACCCCTGTTCCTTGTCTTCCTTCCCAGCCGCCCATTCCCGGGAGGCCGATTTGCCCGATGCCTTCGTCCGCATATGCACGGCCAGATTGAAGCAAAAGATATGGTATAATAGCACTTTTTAATGTACTTAATACTTTCCACATCATTTGAGGAAGACCTATCGCCGAGGCAGCTGCTGCACCTCCACCAAGTAAGAGATTCCTCGTACTTAGAAGTCCTTTATTAGATTTTGCTAATAGGTCTGATAGTTCTTTTTTCGTGAGACTCGATCCGGGGCCGCCGCCGGGGCCTCCAGGTTTATCCGCTCCTGATAATCCCGCAGGTGTTAGTTTTTTTAATTCATCAAGCTGATCTCTATTAATTTTTATTAATTCTGTTAACCCACCTAATTTGTTATCTATACTTGAAAGATGTGTCTTCGAAGATTTGCTATAGATTTGTTCTTTTAAAAGAAGTTTTGAGAGAGGGCTCTTGATTCCAAATATGTCTTGAAAATTGGTGTTTAGCGTATTTATTGCTGTTTTTGTGTCTTTAGTATTAACATTAACATCATTGAGACCAGCCGCTACGTTTTTTAACGCTTCAGCTATTCGGTTTATTAATTCTGTACCTATAGTATCTGCCATCTCTATAGATATTTAATTTAAAAATTAATAAAACGATGAGTAATCAGCTTCTAATAAACGTATAGTATTTATATTGTCAAGAGTATCAGTTACTGTTTTTGAAATTTTTTGCAGGCATTGTACGTCAAATAATAAAAATAATTTATGTAATTCTTCTATAGATAAATTATCTATAAGATATTCATGACTATCAATGTTTATTGAATGTAAGAATCTGAAAATATCAAAAAACACTATATCCATATCAGTCTTCTCTTTATCATCGTCGCTCAATAAAAATGTTAATATTTTATTTTCATCTTCAAGAGTAGGCTGTCTGAATTGAATTATAGGCCGCATGTTACTTAATTGAAGTTCTAATTTAATTTCATTTAACTTATCTACACATTTTAAATCTTCTAAAAGATTAGAAGAAGTATCAGAAGATTCTACATCTTTTTTCCAAAAATCGAGAAGAAATAATTTATCTCTATGTGTAAATTTTCTTTCTGAGTGAAGTTCAATTATATATTTGTTTACAAATTTAATATATTCAAGTATAAAAATATTATCAATATTTGCTACTTCTCGAGGTATATTAATAAAATGTGAATGTAATTTAGCTTGAAAATCTACGTTTAATCTATTTAAAGTTATTTCTTTACTATCTGGAAGTATAACACTAGTTATACATAAATCTCTAAATTTATCTAATAATTCAGTCATCTTTATTAAGTTTTGTATTAATTATTTTTACATAAGCATTTATTGAATTAATTGAAATGCTATTAAAGTCTTGATATGTAAAATTATATTGCTTCATAAGAAGTAATTGTTGTTGTATTATAGTTTCATAATGTTGAACGAAACATAAATATATTATATTTATAATTATAGGCATATCATAGTAAAATCTACTATGAAATTTGTCATTTACGTAATATACATATGTATTGTTTAATTTATGTAAATATGGCTCTATATGCGGAGTGCATTTTTTAATTAATGATAAAGGTATATGATTATAATTGTTTGGATTAAGATTTAATATTATATCTTTATATTGAATTTTCTTAATACAAGAAGCAGGTAGCATTGAATTTACATTTGGATAGCCTATAGTAATTTTGTAGTCGTCAATATAATAATCATCCTCTGTATCAGAAGGTAAATTTTTTAAAAAATTATCTTTATAAATTATTAATTCTTTTTTCGATACATCTAATTTTATACAATCGCTAGTTTCTATAAATTTTTCAGCTTTACATTTCTTAAAAAAATCTATAATATTTTTACTTGGAAGTCTCTCGTTAATATATGAAAATACTTTATCAAATTGTTTATCTTTATAAAGTTTTGAAACTTTTAGGACGTCGTTATAACTTATCATTTAATCTATTCGTCATCGTCACCGGAGTCTTCTTCTTCAGTCTTGACTCTCGGCGGGTTTGCTCGGAGAACTTTTGGCTCCGGAAATGTGATCGTTTGTTGGTTTACTACATCTGTCATATCTGTCCTATTACGATCTAGGTCTCCTTTATATCCGGGAGTGCCTGATGTTGGTCTTTTTTCTTGATTTGGGTCTGGAGTGTGACCGGCAACAGTTCGTCGCAGTCTAATAAATTCTAGTTCTTTTTCAGTATCGGAGGCTACCTTGTCTTGTGCAATTCTGGTCCTATCTATTTTATCAGGAGGCTGATCTCCAAACTGAGGACTCGGTATTCTTGATTTTACTTGCGCAAGTGTCAGATCGTCTGAGTCTCCGGTGTCCTTCTTTTTGGATCCTTGTAAGTCTTCGGGGAACAATTTATTTAAAAATTTCATCTCTTCTTTCTCAGCTTCAGCTTTTAATTCTGCAGGGGTGTACATTTGTCCAAGGTATGGAATATCATGCTCTGTACTCGGTTCTGGCCAAAAATCGACCATCATATTTGCACCTCGTACTGGTATACGAACATCATACTTAGAAAATCTCCAACCTACCGCTACGGAGCCTAATTTTGTATCACCATCATATTCTGCTACATTAGCATCTTTTATCGCATATGGAATACAATCTTTATATGTATAAATTTTTGTAATCGACGGTGTGTCGTCAGATGCATGACTCGTTTGTTTTGATATAAAATGTATTGAAATATCTGTTGACAATGGTACATCTCCCATATTACCGTACACACTATATAATTGAACCCACGATCTAAATATACTATCTATAATGCTTACATTAGTTTCGGAGAATTGTATACTTAAATCATTATCGGGAAATTCTCTTGACTCCATAAACGGGCCAACTGGTAATAATCCATTAATTAATGTACCTCTATTATTTACAGATGTAGTTTCTGTAGTAAGATCAACACCTGTTGCTAAGAACATCCAATTATTTCCGCCGCCAAAGAACGGTTCAAATACTTGTTTTTTGGCTAAATTTAATCCAGTCGACCAGCCGGTCCCAGGTCGTATTCCTAACTTATCTACATTTGCCTCTACTACATAGCCTGGTAGTTCATGGATTTGTACTAGAAAGAAATTTTGTGCAGCAGGAAAAGTTGAAAATCGTAGTAAAAGTTCATAGAACTTTTGTCTAAGATCTGTTACACCAGAGCTTTCTAATTGAAGGCCAGCTGCCATGTAAATATTTAAGGTAATTAACCTACTAGAGCGCCTGCTAATTTACCTATAGCATTAACTGTACCGCGAATGGCAGGATCTCTCCTAAAGAATTGATATGCCATAGCTACAGTAACCGTAGCGACTTCTCCGTCCCCAGACATCGAGTAAGCAATCTCACCACAGTCAACAGGAAAGACACCATGAAGTTTGTATGTACGCATTGGTTCAAACTTAGTATTTAATTGAACTAATGTAATAGTACTATTATTGTGAAGAACACCATCACCTGTAGTAGTTTCGTCATTATATGTTTCAGTTATCCAATTCTCCATAGCTATGCGAGCATTTGTTGTTGCATCGCAATAAAAATCCATTGTATAAGAATCACTATTAGTATATGAAACAGTACCAGGAACTCGGAAAGAAAATCCGTTATATGGTACGTCTTTTGTTGCAATTGTTTTGCCTGGCAAAGCAGCAGTTGTTGCATATACTAAATCGTCTTCAGTAAAAACAGGAAGACCTTTATTAGAGACGTCTAATACACGAAATTGAAAGTCGCGCGCGAAGTCTCTTGTT